CCATTCATAGGTTGTTTTTATATCGGTCTGCTAGTATATTAATATATATTTGCCATTCATTATGACCAAGAACCTAAAGCGTATAAGCATATCTGTTGATGAAGATGATTATGCAAAATTTCAGGAACTTAAGCAACCAGGATTATCTGTCGGATTTTTAATTAGGGAAGCCATGTCAGATTTTTTAAAGAAATTTAAGGAAAAATAAATTTAACCCTTATTAATTAACTTCTGTTCAAATGCTTTTCTGTTTCTTTCCTCTGCTGTGATTATATATTCAGCATCACTATATGGGCTATCTCCATCAGGTATAGGATCTATATCGTAAGGACTAGAATAATCATCATAATCATCACCGTATTCATCCCACCAATCATCTATTAAATCTTTGGAATAAGTAAGACTATATCTATCATCTGAATCTAAACATAAATCAGTAAAATATTCTGCAAAATCATCATAAAATTCTGATAATAGATTAAATTCTTTTGCTATCTCATTAGCTCTATCGGTGCAGTGTTCATGAAATTGTTCAGCCATATAAAGCTGATCCATTTCATCCATACGTTGCTGCGGTGTAGGATTATTAATCATTTTCTATTTCCTCCATAGTTGTTTTAATTTTTTCTTCAAACCAGTCACTATCTGTAATTACATCTATTTCATGGTTTACTAAATCAAGAACGTAATTCTTAATTAGTTTTGTAAGTTGTAAAGAAAACTCTTCATCAACGTTGTTAATAATTGGATCGGTAATCATTTTCGGTAACGAATTTTCGGTTTT